CTGGTTTCAATAAGGATTTGATTCATCTTAGAAAAACGGATTATCGCCAAAATAATCAATAAATATTGCTATTTAATGGGTATAAAGGTGACAAATCCTCATCCAAGATTTTTGATTCTGTGTGCAAATCAATTCCTCGCCTCGGTTCGAATATTTTCCAAATTCGATCTAATTCTTTAACGCCTTCCACTGACAATCCACTATGTTTAATACCACAAACTAACTGAATAACATCATTAGACATAGGTAACCTACCATCATGCAACCATTGGTCACACAAATCAGCTGCTCTTATGTCATCATAATCATCTAGTAAATTTCCAATATAAACAACCCTGTCTTCCCGTAATCTTTTTTCTAATTCTAACTGCACCACAATACTTATAGGTGGAAACCCATTAGCACCGTCAGCAATAAATCCTCTCATGAATTCATTACAAATCACATTACGAGGATAAGAACCAAAATCAAAGATGTTTGGTTGGTTGATAAGTTTAAAACTGTCAAAATACCGCTCAATCCCTTTGAAAGGTGTGCTACATTCTGAAGTCAACCTACCTATGCGGTTAACCAACTCAAACAATACAGGATGACCGGGTGACATATGATGAAGACTCATTCCCATTGCTTTCCAAATGGCTAATTGCTTAGATCTTCCTATCACAACCTGTGATTTAACCCACATTGTGTTTTTCAAAGATCTGCCTATATTTAGAAAACAAGTCCCCATCATCCACCTTCGTCTCAAAAAATCGACATCACCTGGTACAAATCCTTTCAACTCTGAGCTGAACTTGAAGCCCAATGTGTTGACCCACGTACGATCTGTGTGATCTGGTGATATCAATCCATCGTCTCCTTCAGCAATCATGTTGAAGTCTTTAGGTAAAAAGCCGGTCTTTTTGTAACAAGCAAACGCATTCACACAGACATTGATTATACCATTGCCTGCAGATGTGTGAAAATCACCTGAGCATCGTGACCAAATCTTAAATTGACCAACGTTGCTACTCAACTTTCGAAAATTTTCATATCCATCGCTAAAAGTATCCATAACCAAACGCCAAATACGCAAAGTTTTGAATAATCCTGCTCTGTACATTAATCTCTCAAAAACGTAATTTTCAACATCGCGAATAACACCGTTAATTGAAGCCTCAAAAGAAGAATAATCAGTGACGATATGTTCCTTATCAGATGCAAGTTCTATAATTCTCACAAATTCTTCAGGTTCCATGTTTTTAACTTGGAACTTAGAAAATGGTCCATGACACCACGCATTAACAACCTTCATAAATTGACATGATGATACTAAAAAGCAATCACTCATAGTCATAATCAATCTTGGTCTAACACGTGCAATACCATCCACCACTTTAGTTGA